TTTGTCAAACTCACCATCATCAATCAAAGAAATATTCATCTCATAATACAAGTAAGAAAACATCAAATAATATGGTATCAACATATTTGGATTCTTATCCCAAATTCTATGACCCACATTTAAACTAGTTCCTCTCATATAGACTCTCCCTTTTTCTCTTGAATTATCGTTAAGATTGATGATAACTCTTCTACTACTGTAACACCATAATCATCTTTGTCATTAAAAACCATATCACCAAAGGTATCTAGCACACTTTCTAACAACTTCACTTCTTCATCATTTAAATACATTATGTTTTACTCTCTCTTATCTTTTCCATTCTCATTACAGATGCAATCCATTGTTCTGGCGACATGATATGTGAGCCAGTAGTAATCTTGAGTTTTGCATCTTTAAAACTCTTCTTGAGTATCATACCAAACTCTTTACCTAAGAACATAGATGACAGTTTGATTACATCTCTTCTAAAACCAATATCATGGTGCATATTACCACACAAATGTGCGAACTCGTGTATGATTGTATATGGACAATTATTTTCTTGAAGTTCCATTGCACCATACCAAGTAGCACGACCAGCTGTTGCACCACGAAACTTTTTCTTTTCAATAGTTGGATAATAATTTTTCTTAGTTGAACCAATCTCATTTGCACACAACTTTTTGTAAGTAGCAGACTTTGAAATCTTCTTGAAAAGTTTTACAGAACCTTTCCAATCTAATCGTTTGAATCGTACATCATTGGGATACAATTTTTTGTATTTTGCAAGTGCTTCAAACTCTGCATCATAAGTCTTTTGTCTACCACTATCTTTGAAGTTTGCTTTACCAGACTTAATTGTTTTCTGTTTTTTTGCAAAATAGTTTGCATACTTGTTTGCATAATCATGACCCATAATTGGTAATGCAGTTTGATAAGCATCTGTTGCACTTATACCATTAATCATTTTAGGAACTATTGTCATTATCTACCTTTCTTCATATCAGCATATTCTCTACGATAAGAACCAATCTTATCTTCACTCTCTTTACCAGCGAACACCCCTATATCATTGTTAGGGTCATATTCAACGTAGGAACGTCTATCATGGGTAAGGTGTATGAAGTCTGGTTGACCCCAAACACGAACAGCACTAATGTATTCGTCACCTCTAAATCCAAAAAAATGTACTATCCTACCGTGGTACATTAATGTGATACCTCTTCAAACTTTTTTTCAACTAAATTTTCTACTAAACTGTCAATTACACTATTACCCTCAAGACCAGCTTTCTCAAGTGCATCTTGAAATTCATAAACTGTCATTGACCCAACCTCTTCACAAAGGTTTTCTTTAATTATATCATTTTGTAAATTACTCATAATTAACCTCTAACTTGTAAATCAACCATATCATAAATTTCATCCATGATATCGTCATAGAAATCATTTGGATTTTTTTCTTGAAGTTGAATCAACTCCTCATCATTAAGTTCTTTTCCAGACGAAACAAACTTTGCAGACTCGATATAAGCCATAACATAGTCTGGATGGTCTTTTAAATCAATACCATCAACTTTAACATCTGTTACTTCTAAATTATTTAATTTATATGTCATATTAACCAAACTCCCTTTCAACTACTCCATAATTTTCATTAAATCCACCTTCTTCAATAGGTGTATCTAGACATCTCTGTGCAGACTCTTGTGTCATATATTCTGTGTACCTATCATAAGGAACAATCATACCACCACAATCCTCGTCTTTACAGACCTTACCGACATACCAACCAGCGGCAGAAGCCATTACAATCGGTTCTGAAACTTCTATCCACTCACCGTAACTATTGATTTTGTCGAACTTGATTTCTTTGATGTTTTTTGCGAATTTCATATTTTTCTCTCTTTCTCTTGATTATGTATATACTATAGCATTGTTTTCATAACAAGTCAAGGCAATTTGTAAGTCCTTGATATTACTACGTTTTTTTTAACGTATTTTCGATATAAATAGTACTAAATGAAAGGTGATTCGCAAGTGATTCGTTTAACAGAAAACGCAAAAGAGTATCTAAGCAGTATTGCAAATGATGACCATATTACACTTGGTGTTAAAGGTGGTGGTTGTTCTGGGTTTACATATGTCTGGGATTATAAGAAGAACTGGCCTAACGTAAACTGGGGTAAACCTATAGATGATTTACTAGTATTAGACCCAATGGCAGAGATGTTTGTAGCTGGTTGTACAATAGATTATGTTAAAGAATTAGGTGGTTCATATTTAAAGGTAGTCAACCCAAATGCAACTGCATCATGTGGTTGTGGCGAAAGTTTTGCAGTTTAACTTACATTTCCAGTATCAGTAACGTCTAATCGTTTTTGTCTAAATTTTTGACTAGTAGTTTTTATTCTACCTTTAAATACACCACCAGCTTTGGATTTCTTTAGAAGTTCATTTTTAATCCATCTTTTAGCAGTTACCTTAGTAGGTTTCTTTACAACAATACCACGAATACGTTTATAGACTTTTGCAAAAATATCTTCACCAGCATCATTATTATCTACAATGATAAAGTTCTTAGAACCAAACATAGACTGAAATCCACCAATATTTTTTTGTACATTATTCCACATTGATTCAACTGCTTTAGGTGGAAGTTTTCTTTTTCTTTCCATGTTACGTTCTTGTGCAGTATCAAGTGAAGTATTAACAAATATCATCATGGTTTCATAACCAAGTGCATCTAGTAACTTTTTCTGCCCGCCAATCTTGTTTAGGTCTTTTCCAGTACCATCAATAACAATACCAAGTCTACCAGCAACCCAACTCATTTGTCTACCTTTAGTTAATCGTTTTGCTTTTACACGCAGTTCTTGACCTTCATCAGAAAAGATGTCTTCTGGTTTACCAATATCAAGTCCTGCTTTCTCTAACTCTTTTTCATAGATATCATCAGAGTTAAGTATCTTTAAACCAAGACCACCAGTACTTCGTTTTACAACGTAAGACTTACCAGACCCTGGCCCCCCTGCTAGGAAAATTGCGTTAAATATGTTGGGGTCGTAAACTCCCTCTTGAATTTCTAAAAATGTTTTCATATTTGTCTCTATACAACTCTTTAATCGTGTTTATCTCTTCTTCAGTCATTGGTTCAATCGTTCTCTCTTGTCTTTGTAAGTTAATAAATTTCTTTAGTTTGATTTTTGTTTTACTTGTCATAGTCATTCCTCTTGATTGATTGTTGTCATAACGAAGTTTGAGTTGCTCCTTTCTAAAGTGCTATTGATTCTGGTTTCAATTTGTTTGAATAATCAACTGTACCACTAGGTATTTCAGTTGACACACTTTCTTTGATGCAAGACATATACATCATATGTGTTTGTTCCTCACCAGAATTTTGGAATTCGTGTCTGATTTTTGTGATAAGATATTTACCACTATAGTTTGGGTCATTTTTTCTATTAGTCACAGATGAAGATGCTCCAATAGTAACATTTATGGTATCACCAGCCTTAACAAAAGTGTTACCGTATACAGTCATATTTAGTGTAAAAGAGTTTTGCAACTGTTTCATTCTCGAATTTCTTCTCATTACAATATTCTCTAGATTGTCATATTTGTAACTATATTTACCAAGTTCTTCAAAGTTCTGACCAGATGATGAAATTGTTACATACTTTTTAGATGTAGGAAAATCTCCTATACCTTTATTATTGTGTATATCTTTTGATTTAGATACCATAGGTGCTTTGTTTAAGTGTGTATCCTCATCAAAGTTATTAAAATAATTATATGAGTAATTGTATACTGATTTATTATAAATATCGTGTACAGTCATATTTGATGAAAATACACCATTTATTGTATTCTTAATCGTATCTCTAGGAGATACAACATTAAATTCTGTAATCGTTTGTAAATTATTTACTATATTTTTTGCACCACTTTTTTCTATTTGGTCTGGTACATTTTCTTCGTAATCAAGTACTGGTTCTTGTGAACATAAACCATCAATAGTTCTATAATTAAAACCTTTTGTAGTTTCATAAAAAAGATATGATGGTGATAATTTATTATTCTTAGAATTAGATTGTTTTGATAACATACTAAAACAAGAAAATGGAGTTATGTTTGGAAATATAAACTTTTTTAATCCAACAGTTTGTTCTATATTAATTGGTCTTTTAGAACCAATATAAGACTCATCTCTAAATATCTTTTCTAAAATATCTGAACATGAACCTCTATATGCTTTAGATATTTTTACTCTTGCATTACGATAAGCTTCTTGCGAAGTAAAGTGAAGTGTTACTACAGTTGAGTTTTCAGACTCACCTATAAAGTTACCTAACTTGTATAAATCTAGTGGTGTTTTTGTAAAATCAATTGTAGTGGTTGCATTTTTCTTTTTTTGTGGTGTTTGAATAAGAAGTTTTAATTTCTCTTCACCAAGTATTGGTGCGTTATTAACTACGTCTGTAGTATCGTTTATAGTAATAATACCAGAAATAGTTTCAGTAAATATATTTTCAAATATACTAATGTTTTCTATAACATCCAAAATGTCAAACTCTATACCTTTTGTTGACATTATACTACATTTTTTGATATCATATTCACCAGCATACTGGTTACCAGCTGACATTATAAGACCTCATCTACTTTTTCCTCAAACTCATCTACAAATTGACCTATGAATTCTGGTTTTATGAGTCTTATTCTTCTAAGTTTATCTTGTATTCTAGTTTCATATGTGTAATTTGATACGACAGTTGCACTTGGATGTGAAGCCCTATTTAATAGACCACTACCCACATCTATAGTTTTTGTAGTATCACCAGATGTTGCATTGATTTCATAATGATGTATTCCTCCAGCACCCCCCATTACTTCACTTGTTGGATATTTGTCATTTACAAACTCTTCAAACCTCTGTACACTCATTGGCCATTCACTATAATAATCAGTTATATTGTTTGCAATTAATATTGTCCAATGTAGTTCTGGGTCATTATAATACTTATGAGCAATCATCTCTGGTGTTTCACCATCTTGAATATCATAGTAGTCATATGCAAATATATCATTTTTAACATCATCTCTTAACTTTACACGAGTCATGATGTTTGTTAGTAAGTCAAACTTACCATCACCTTTACTATCGTAATATATTTTTGGTAGTATTTCAAAATAAGACATATTAGAATCCTGCTGCTATTCGTTCTCTTGTTATAAGTTCTAACTCTTGGAATTGTAATGTCATAGATGTTTGAACTGGTGGAGCTCCATCATCAGTTGGTCTAAAGAATGTGGTTCTTTCACCACCATAACTAACATCACAACTTGTTAAAACACAAGTCGATATTTTATTTAGAAACATATTTTCTTGTTGTTTTCCAGTAATTCTATATTCAATATCAAATGTCGCTGGTACAACAAAAACTCTTGATGTATTAGCTGCACCTTCAAAACTAGGTGACATATAGAATCTAAACATATTTACTATTTTTCTAATTGACTGTGCTTCTGCTTCTGACTTTGGCATCATTGTAAATTGATACTGGAAACTTCTTTTACTTAGACCTCTGAATACAGTTTCCATTCTGTTACTAAAAACTTTTCCTGCTTGTATTTCTGCGAGTGCTTTAGCGCCAGGAGCAAATGTATTCAAAGCATCTTTTGCAACTTGTGTTAAACTCTCTTTTGCTGTACCTTTAATAGAACTAAATGCAGCTTCAAATGAACCACCTTGAGTGAATGTTGTACCAAACTCACTTAATATTTTTGCAATACCACCAATGTCTTGGTCTTGATAATCTGCTTTAGTAGCAACATTTACTTGTGCAGGCATATACATACATATCGAACTATTTAATCTTTTGGTAGGTGCTCTTGCAACACTTATTGTCGAATCACCTCTTTGATTTACTGGTGCGGCACCACCCTCTGCAAAATTAATTGGATTTGGAACTTCTTTAAATATTGTTCTTGATGCACCACCAACATTTCCAGTTGGGTCTTGTGCTGGTATTTCTTGTTTTTGTATTTTTGTATTACCACCAAATGTTACATTTGCGTGTTGTTGTTCATTTATAAAAAACTGAATATAGTGTCCTTGACTTTGACTTCCCAAATCTTCTGGGTAAATAATAGTTTCACCTTGAAATGGATTTTGTTGAGCTGCAGCAAACCCTGACTGAATAACACCACCCATGCCATTAGGTAGTTTATTTGTCAATGTACTTAAATTACCTAATGCGCCACTTAACTTTCCAGTAACACGATTTATTGCAGTACTTTTAATCTCTTTTAGAAATCCACGCATCTTACTAAATATCCTTATAGTTATATAGGTGATAATGATGGCATATCGTGGTAGATACTATCCAACAAACCCAAAAAAATACAAAGGCGACCCCTCTAATATTATTTATCGGTCTTTGTGGGAAAGAAAGTTTATGGTTTATTGTGATAAAAATGAAAAAATATTAGAGTGGGGTTCTGAAGAGTTTTTTGTGCCCTATCGTTCTCCATTAGATGGAAAGATACATAGATACTTTCCAGACTTCTATGTAAAAGTACAAACACCAACTGGAAATAAGAAATGGGTTGTAGAAGTAAAACCTAAAGTACAAACCAGACCTCCTAAAACACCAAAAAGAAAAACTAAAAGTTATTTAAACGAAGTAAGAAACTGGGCTATCAATGATGCAAAATGGAAAAATGCAATAGAGTTTTGCAAAGATAGAAACATGGAATTCATAATCTTAACAGAAGATGAACTGAAGGTATAAATAACCATATGAATAAAATAAAAAATCAAATAATGGCACAAGTTGTCAAAAACTTAGAACAAGTTTATGACCCAGAAATGCCTAGTATTTCTGTTATACATTTAGGTTTAATATACGACATAGAAATATTAGAGGATAATACAGTAGTGAAAATAACACACACTCTTACAAGTGCATTTTGTCCAATGGCAGATGAAATAAATCAAGAAATACAAAAGGCTGGTCTTGTTGATGGTATAAAAGAAAGTATCGCAAATTGTACTTTTCAACCACCATTTACTATGGATATGGTGCCGGAGGAAACTAAGATGGCAATGGGTTGGTTATAATGGCAGAAACTTATTTTGACCAAATATCTGCACAGATAAAAACTGGTAACGAACCTTTCACATGGTATCGTAATCGAATAAAAGAACTTGGAACACCAAGTGTTCCAGAACTATTACGTTCTGGTAAACTCAATAACAGACCTCACCCTAAACACCTAAATATGTTTGTGTATTCGCCTAAGTTTGCAAAGAAATTACCATATTACGATACATTTCCTCTAATAATGTATTTGAAAGGTGCAGAAGGTGGATTTTATGGTTTGAACTTTCACTACTTACCATATGCATTAAGAGCAAGACTTCTTGATGCAGCTGGACAAAATAAGTTAAGTGTTAGTGCAGTAGAGAAAAGTCCACTTACTAAACCGACAATTAAAAGATATTTGTATGGGTTTACAAGGTCAATGTTTAGAAAGATTGATAGTGAGGATAATTTAACAGCGATTATGTTACCAGTACAAAGATTTAAGAAAGCATCAGATTCAAGAGTTTGGGGTGATTCAAGGAAAATGATTTAATGGCAAAATTAGATTTCAATAGTTTACTTGGAAGTTCAGTATTTAGTAGTCTTAATTCTTTTTTAAGACATAATGCATCTGATGAGGGTTTTCAAAAAGGTAATCGTTATGAAGTTGTCATAGGATTACCATCTGGTGCATCTGGTGAGTCTGCATCTGGAGATGATGGTGCTGGAAAATCTGCAACAAATGTTACTTCAAATTTAGGTTCTGAAGTTGCAAGACGTATATCATTTCGTTGTAGTAACATATCTATTCCAGATAGAAGTTTAAGGGGTGTTGTTAATTCTAATATCTATGGCCCAACTCATGAAATAGTTCAAGGACAAACTTACGGTGCAGTACAAGCAACATTTTATCTTGGAACAGATTTAGGTGAGAGATACTTTTTTGAAGAATGGCAAAAATGCACATACAATCCAGAGACATATAATATAAATTATTATAAAGAATATATTGGAAGTGTTGATATATTTGCTTTAAATGAACAAGATGAAAGAACATTCGGTGTTAGACTAGAGGAGGCATTTCCAGATACAATTGGTGCAGTTGCATTTAGTCACGAAAAAGTGTCTACCGTCAACACATTTACAGTAGGATTTAAATATAGATATTTTAGGAACTTAGCATCTGAGTCAGTTTCAAGTAAACCACCAGCAGAAAGTACATTGTCAGACTTGATTAAGAATTCAGTTGCAAGACAATTACAGATAAAAGTTCCACAAGTAATTAGGCGATTATTTTAGTATTAGATAGGAGATTATAATATGGCTTTACCACAACTCAATAATCCAACGTATGAGTTGAATTTACCCTCGACTAATCAAAAGATTTCTTACAGACCTTTTTTAGTCAAGGAACAAAAAATATTAATGATGGCACAAGAAACAAACAAATCAGTAGATTTGATAAAAGCGTCAAGTGATATTGTTAAAACTTGTACCTTTGGTGCGATAAGAAAACCAGAAGATTTACCAACTTATGATATGGAATATCTTTTTCTAAAGATTAGAGGTAAATCAGTAGGTGATAAAGTAACATTAAATTTACTTTGTCCAGATGACAATAAAACAAGAGTACAAACCGAAGTAGATTTGAATGAAGTCAAATTAAAAGGTAAACCTAAAAAAGAAGAAGTTATACAATTGACTGATGATATTGGTATTACATTAACTTACCCAAAGGTAAAAGACCTCATGGGAGTTGATAATGAAAAATCTGCAATTACACTTACTTTTGATGTTATCGCATCAACAACAAAAAATATATATGATAAAGATAATGTTTATGAAGATTTTACAAAAGAAGAATTATCAGACTTTATTGATTCTTTGAATTCAGAACAATTTGAAAAAATACAAAAGTTTTATGAGAGTACACCAAAGTTAGCACATACAGTTAAGGTAAAAAATCCAAAGACTGATGTTGAAAGTGAAATTGAAATTGAAGGATTACAAAGTTTTTTAGAGTAGCCCTTTCTCATGACAGTCTTGGTAATTATTATCAGACTAACTTTACTATGATGCAACATTTTAATTATAGTTTGAGTGAATTAGATAATATGATGCCTTGGGAAAGGGAAATTTATGTAGGAATGTTAGATAACTACATAAAAGAAGAGAATGAAAGATTGCGAAGGGAATCAGAAAAGAGGGGATACTGATGAACGCAGAAATCAAAACTGTAGACCCAGAAGTCGCAGCTAAAGATAGAAATGGTGACGGTCACATTTCAAAACAAGAAATGGAGATGGATTTGGAATTTAAAAGAAAAGAACTAGAAGATGCAGATGCTCGTAGAGATGCAATGCGTAAGATGACATGGTTTGCGTTGATGGGAATGTTATTGTATCCTGCTGGGATTTTTATTACGTCATTTTTAGGACAAGAGAAAGCAGCATCAATAATTGGTGATATTGCACCTACATATTTTGTTGCCATATCAGCGTTAGTTGCAGCTTACTTTGGTGCAAACGCTTATGTAGATAAGAAGAAGTAAAATGGCAGATTTAATCCAAGTAACCAATCAATTAAAAACTCTGAATGAAAAAACAGATAAACTAACTTCTACTATACTTGCAACTAATAATAATACGGAAATTGCAACACAAACAGAAGTACAAACTAATACTGAAATAGTAAAAAATGATGATGAAGTTATTGATGGACAAAATGAATCTAACGAAAAACTTGGTTTCTTAGGAAAAACATTTCAAAAGATATCTAGTTTCTTGCCAGGCAAAGCAGAAAAAAAAGAAGCAGACCAAAAACAAATGGGTGTCTTTAATAAGATTGGTGGTTTTCTAAAAGAAAATTCAAAAAACTTTGCAACATTTTTTTCAGACTCAACTAAAAGACTAAAAGATACTGGACTAACTGCACTCAAAGGACTTGCAATTGGTGGATTATTACTTGGTGTTATTGCGTTTTTAGAAAGTCCTTACTTTGATATGTTGTTAGATATGTTACCTAAGATTGGTGCAATGTTCGATAGTCTTGTCAAAGATGTTGGTGCGTTCATGGAGAATCCATCTTTTATGGGTTTCCTTAATATATTTGGTAATAATGGTCTACTTATCGGTGGACTTGCAGCTTTGATTGCATTGTTTAATCCATTTGGTATAAGAACAATTCTTACATCTGGTATTGGTCTTGCTTTCAAAGCATTGACTGGTATATTCAAATTAGGTAGTCCATTTGTTATGGGAATATTCAGTCAAGCAAAAAAGTTTGCTGGGCCAGCATTATCAAAAATGTTTCAATTTTTAGGTCAAGGTACAACAAAATTATTTGATGGTATTAAAAATGTTGGAAGTCGATTAGGTGCAAGGGGAAAAAGTTTAGGTAGTAGAGTATTTTCTGGTCTATCAAAAGGTATTAGTAGTCTTATGAATGGTATTAGTACTGTCGGTAGTAATCTTACAAATACTGCAAGTAAAATGGGTTCTTTAGGTAATAAAGCAGGAACAAGTATTTTTAGTAAATTAGGTAGTGTTGTTAAAGGTGGTGGAAAGTTACTTGCTGGTGCAGCGAAGTTTGCTGGCCCAGTTGGTTTATTAATAACTGGTACAATGGCTGCAATAGATGGTGTTACTGCTGGTGTTGCAGAGTATAATAAAGAGGGTTCTACTGCAATGTCAGTTGCAAGAGAATCATTAGCTGGTATTGCATCTGGATTAACTTTTGGTTTTGTATCTCAAGATACAATTTCAAAAGGTTTGACAAGTATAGGTAATAAATTTAATTCATCATATGATGCATTAAAAAATACTTTGAGCAAAGATTTCGAGGGATTAAAAAGTTCGTTTAAGAGTGCAAAAAAAGGATTTATGAATTTCTTTGGATTTGATGATGAAGAAGAAAAAGGTTTGAGTGAAGTTGAAAAGAGAAAAAATAAAATACAAGAACAAATTGCAAGATTAGAATCAATTGCAAAAGGTGGTGTCAATAATCGTGAAATGAAAAAACTCAGAGACTTGGGTATTGATACAAAAGGAGTTGCAAATTTAAAGAGGGGTGAATTTGTTGGTGATGAGATTGCAAAGTTACGAGAACAACTTGCAAACATGAATAACAATATGAAAGAACCACAACTTCAAGGTGGGCCACCAAATATGAATACTGTAACAGATGCAAGTGTTACTAATAACAATAACAATCAGACCGTAGTTACACCGTTAAGTCACGAGAATAAAGATAGACCCCAAGGTACTGGTATGTTAGCTTACGAATAATTATTTTTTTATTGAATTTAAACTATCAACAACATCATCTATACTTGGTTCTTTGCCCCAAGGATTATACACACATTGATATTGTGCTGGACAATTATCTTCATACATTAGAGTAAAAGTTTTATTACCACCACGATAAATACAAGCTTGTCTACCAGTAGTTCTTGATTTAATTCTCTTCGCTAATCTACAAGTAGTATACTTTTTCTTTTTACTATTAATACCTCTATGTTCTTTTTGTTGATATGTGTAAGGTTTTTTAGTTCCATATTTAGGGTCTTTTGGTTCATAGATTTTACCACCAGCGTGTGCAATAATTGTTATTGCAAAAATCAAAAATAAAACAACAAATGTTCCCAACCATATTTTCAATTAAATGACACCTTGTGCTTTCATTGCTAAACCAAGTAACCACATTATAAAACCACCAAGGATTGCAACTGCAATAGTCCACCCTATTATTTCACCAATTTTTCTTTGTCTTTCTTTTTGTTCATAAATCATCTTCTGACGTTTTTTTCTTATTGCACCCTCAGTTGCTAATAATTCTTCCCAAGCAGCTGGCCCTCTTGTTAAAGAGATTAATTGTTTAAGTTGATATCTCATATCCTCTGCTTTTTTCTTCGCCATGAAACATTCCATTGCTTCCTCTTCTACTGACCCAGATGCAAATAACTTTTTAAAAAGTGGTGGTTTCTTTGCATATTCATCTGCTTTATTAATATCTGAAACTGCGCCCATCCAACGACTCAAATCTTTGCTCATAGATTCGACATCTCTACCGACTTCAAATCCTTTTTTGATTGCATTGAAAGCGCTTGTTGCAGCTGAAACTGCAGCGACTATTTCTATCATTAGCCTTCTCCCTCACTTATATTTATAAGAAAAGAGAAAGGGAGATGCAATTTCTCACATCTCCCTAGTAGTAAACCCTAGCACGCCACTAGTACTTTCCCAGTTTACTATTCCTTTGCAAGTTTTTGAAAATAAGACATGGTATCTTCATCATCTTCAGTAGATGTAGTCGGTATAGTTGGTTGTGGTTCTTCCTTGAATATAGGAGTTTCCACAATATCTTCATCTACAATTGAAGATGCACTTGCAGTTATTGTACCAGAAAGTACATCATCAAGTCTCTTCTTGATTTCATCATAAGACTTGAAGTTTGATGGTGCATGAAAGTCAGCAAGGGGATACTGTTTATTCCAAATAGAGTCTAACTCACCATCATCATCTGATAATGTTGATACACTATCAAATTCGGATTTATCATAATTCCAAAATCCGTCTACTTTACGAATCTTCAGTTTGAAGTTCGCACCTTCCCAAAAGTCAAATGGGTTGATAGGTTTTTCATCTTCAAATTCTGGTTGCATTGCAGCCATAATCTTATCAAAGATTTTCTTTCCATATCTAAAAAGAAATACCTTTCCATTATTCTCTGGGTGTTTTGAATCATTAACAACATAGATATTAGAATAGTATTCTAACTTTCTCTTCTGTTTCCTTGCAATCTCTTTATCAGACTCAAGTCCAGAGTTCCATAACTGTGAGTTATGTTCTGAAACTGGGTCTTTCTGATTTAAGGTAGTTAATGAGTTTTCAATGAACCACTTTCCAGTTGGCCCTTGAAATGCGTGTTTCCACACTTTTACCCAAGGTAGTTCCTCACCAGTTTTTGCTGGTAGAAAACGAATTACTGCTTGACCAGTTCCAGATTTATCTAGTTCTGGTTTCCACAATCTTTCATCTACATAAGATTTCTTTTCTTGGGGTGCATTTTCTTCTTGCACAGATGCAAGAAGTTTGTCCAAAGTATTGGACTTTCTTAAAGTCGATATAGACATAATTTTCTCCGTATGTTATCGTATGTTAAAGTATTTCGCATTATTCATAATATTAAAGTATTTATACACTATTGTAACTCAAAAGTCAAGTCACTCTTAAATATTTCCAACTTGTAGGAAATAGTTGTCTGGCTTCATAATGTATTAGATTTGCAATTTGTTGTGTTTCCCATTGTGTATCTTTTGCACACCTTAAATTACACACTCTTGCAAATGCCATTAAAGTTCCAGACCAATACCACTCCGTGTATAAGTTTTGTGGTAAAATCATTCTTGCCATTTCTGGCGCTACGTTTGCTTTCAATAAATTATCGTAGGTTTGTTTTACAAATTGTAATGTAGAATCAATGTTATAAATTATTATCTCTTCACCAGAACCTTGTTTAGAACTTTCTGGTCTACTTCTCCATGTGTCTGGTATATAAAACTCTGGGTCATCATCTACATATCGTCTAGACACCTCATTCCATACTAAACCTACTTGGTGTTTTACTAATTGTCTTGCAACAAAAATTGGTGCTTTAATATGAAACTGCATACTGCAATGTCCAAATGGACTCCAATGATTATGTTCTGCAAGATACTTTATTAGTTTAGTATCTTTTATTCCATCAAATTCACTATGTTCTTTTGCAAAAGAAACACGAGCTGCATTTACTACAGTTAGGTCTGTTCCCATAACATCTATTACTTTAACTTCCATCAGTAAATAAACTCGCTTCTATATTTGCATCTGAATAATTATTTCTTGTTAAAAATCTCACGATTTTTTCATCTCTATAACACATAACATGAAATCTTTCTGGTTTAACGGTGACAGTAATAGACGGTTTACCATCTTTAGGTATTGTGGTATATTTCGCCTTTATAATTTTTACTGACTTACCCACGGTTAAACCTTCTTGGTTTTCTAAAAGTCGATAATTCTTTTAGTCTTGTGTTCATCTCTTTGTCTTTCTTGACAAGTTCTGCATTATCATATTCTAACTTACGAATATACTTTTTTTGTTCTTCAACTTTAGCGTTGAAAAAATCTCTTTCTCTCATGATTGAAAGTACTTCAGACTTCATTTGTATGCTCCTTTACAAGGTTGATTGTTTCTATTTTATACGAACTTTTATCAAAAGTCAAGACAGATTGATAATTTTTTATAAGTTTTCTTTTCTCTGGCCAAACATATGTTTCTGTTATATTCTTATCCCAATAAGGTATGAACTCCATAAGTGATTCTAATATACACATTGTCTCTACACTAATCTTTTTTGCAAGAAATTGTTTTAATAACAAAGGATGTTGTCCACCATTTACTAAAAATATTTCATCTAACAATTTTACTTTTCTTAATATTTCTTGTAATTCTGTTTTATAATTGTACGAAAGACTTTCAACTCTTTTTTTATAATCAACAAAGTTTTGTTCATTAAAGTCGCCTATCCAACCCTTAGTATTTACTAAAAAATTAGATATGAAAAATCTTTTGACATTTTCTGTGGTAAGATATTTTCTTGCAACTCTACCAAAAAAAGGTCTGTCACCTCTTTTTAGAAATGTATCTACTTTCACATTTGTCTTTCCATTATATTTTACAAAATCATAGTCACCATTAAAATGTGATTTAAGTGCTATATAGATTTTGTATGCATCATAAGCTTCCATAGTCATCATATAGGTAATGTTGCAACTTTTGGTAAGAAGTTAAGTTCCCTTGCATTTACCTCTAATTTTTCTTTTAGAGATTTAGTAACAAGAGGTTTGATTTGTTCTGGTTCAATTTTATTCTTTTCACAATAATCAATGACAGCATCCATATGATTACAACCACTATCTTTTGCAATTCTTTCTATCATAATAGAAAACTTTTTTGGTGTCATTAATTTTTCAAATTCTATGTCCATTATTCGTGTTCTCCGCCCATATCATTTTCATCTAAGGGTATTCTTTTTCCATTGTAATACATAAATCTACTACGACTTGGTGTATGATATCCATTTGTTCCTTTTTCTAATCTTAAAAAGAACTCTGGTCTTCTTTTTGCAGTTTCAAAGGTAGCAACTGTTATTGCAATAGCTGCTAATAGAAATATATGAGCAATAGTAGTAATACCAAAAATCCACATACTACCAAAATAACTACTAAACACAATACACCACATCCATGCTAGGACTTGTAGTATCATATGTCTTGTATTTGTGTGTGGAATTTTTTTAAGTGGATTGACATCAGCGTTCATGACACCATTCCAACATTCGTAAACAAACTTTCTCATCTTTTCTCCATAATTAATTAGTGGTGATGTTTCTGTTTCCAAGGACATCACCGAACCTCAGAGCAATTAAGCAGCTAGTGCATAATCCTCAGATGCAAAATTATCGTTTGCATTTACAGTTTTGACCTATTACGCAGTCAACCGATAATTCTACTCTCATCTCTACATACCAGTCGAACCTATTTCACCCCCTCAATCGAGGTTTAGTTATGGTGGAGGTGATGGGTACTGCCCCCATGTCCTAGTCATGCGTTGAATCGTATCAACAAATTATGTTCTATTTATATCAGATTACTCATCAGTTGTCAAGGCAAGTATCTTACGGTTTTTAAGATGTTCTGCTAACATATCATCTTTTGATTGACCATAATAACGAACTGCATGATTGTTCTCTACTAAAGATTGATTGATATTTAATTCGCCTACAGAAGCTTTAACAAAAAGTTCTCCAAGTATTCTACCAAACTTACCTTTTGCATCTTTATGAGTTTTTATTGACATATCACCAGTCGATAACATATCAACTAAAAATCCCTTTGCAGCTAATCCATAAACTTTTTCAACTTTATCTCTCGTTCTAGATTCTGGAGTGTCGATACCATACAATCTAATTCTTTGTTTTCTTAACCACACTCCAAAACCTAAGTCAATATCAACATCAACCGTATCACCATCTACAACTTTTACCAAGTTACATTTATATTCAAACACCAGTTTTTCCCTCTGTGGGGGTTGGCATACCAATAAATTCTTTTAAATCTTTTCCATCAACACAAGATATTTGTTGTGGTGGTATTCTTCCCTCATATTGTTCTATAGCCTTTTCAAACAATCCAAATTGGTTTATCTGTACAAAACTAATACACTCATCTTTGGTTTCAAATGTATCGTATGGTATCCATAGTGGTGTAGTACCGTCAGTTTGCCACATCATTATTACTACTACGAACCATTTCATTTTTCTTTTTCCCAATCTTCTGTGAAATCATCAATTGCCTCTATCAACTTGGGAATGTAATCTCCTTTGTTTTTAACAAACTCTTGAACAACTCCATCTTCAGTTACAACTAGAATTACAATTTGTGGAATTGAAATACTAGTTCGTTCTTCAAACATCTCTGAATATGCAGACGCTTGAATATAGTAGGACTCATTCCAGTCATCATTTCTTTCTTTTGTAGAAGTTTTGAAATCTATAATGGATGGAACGCCATCATATTTTGCAATACAATCGACTCGGCCTGCTACCTTATATTTATTAGTAAAAAGTGATACCTCTTGTGCAAGGATGTTATTCACTTTTTGCATAAGGATAGGTTTCATTTGATTAAAAAGTGTAAATGGTAAAAAGTTCTTTTTATGCACTTCTTCATCAAAATTATTATTTAAAAAATCCTCACACATATGGTGGACTTTAGTACCACGATTTGCGGCAGTTCTTGCAATATAGTTTGCAACATCCTCACCGACTTTTTTTCTCCATTCACTAATACCTTGCATCTTTTTTTTATTCAATACAGTAGTAATGGATGGATAAAGTTTACCATCTGGTGTTTCGTAAAATCTTTTGCGATTAATATTTTTAGTTTTCAACTCTGGAATTTCAATCGGTAAATCATTATGTATAAATTGCATTATATAACCTCATTTTAGTTTTGTAAATAAACCCCTGCTAATTTGAAAGCTGCGATTTCTGTCTCTTCAACTCTCCTTAACCAACCCTTCCCAAAGGTAGAAAAGGTTTTCAATCTCTTGTAGTAATTTCTACGTCTTTCAGAATATTCTATAATCAAATCTTCTTCGCCTCGCATAGCAATCCACTCATCTACTTGTCTAAGTGTATTAGGGCCAATAGCACCATCACTAACAGCACCGACACACTTCTGTAGAAACCTTGCACCTCGCCCAGTACCAGCGTTAACACCCATATCGAAAACACACAAATCAACACCATCTGGTAACGAATCACATTTGCATCTATCCCAATAATTTTGTCTATAAATCGGTGCAACATCACTAAACTGTAAGTCTTTCATATCTTTCTGAAAAAGGTCTTGTTCTATACACCACACTTCATATACTCTTTTAGTGACACCTAAGTTTGTTTCACCGCCAGGGTCTTTTGGATGGTTTACATAACCACCCTCGTGATGCAAAATCATTTCTAGACATTTGTCATAATTTTCTTTCATTTACCTTGTCCTCTATATTTTTTAAAACTTTTTCTTTTGTTTTTATTCATAGTAGAAGTTATTGGTTTTCTTCCTAATGAAGTTCCCTTTTTTACAGGCTCATGTGCAGATACAGTTCTAAATAACTTTGCCATTATGTATCAATCCCTTTTTTAGTTTTTGCAATTAAATAACTACGAACTAATCCAGAACGTACAATATCACCAATGTTAAATTCAATAGATGAAATTTCTTCCATATCATTTAATATTTCCATAAAGTGAACCATTCCTTCTTTTTCACCATTCTTTTGTAAATCTGTCTGGAAAAAATCTCCAGAAAAAATAATCTTTGCATCTTGACCTACACGAGTCATAATTGTATCTAGTTCATGAAAGTTTAAGTTTTGACATTCATCAACTATAATAATACAGTTATCTAATGTTATACCACGAAGATACGAAGTTGTCAAGAACATGATAGAACCTTGTGATTTTAATCTATCATATAACATACTAAATGCTTGGTCAGATGGTTGTTCAAACATAAACTGAACCATATTCTGATATGGTACTTGATATAATGCAGTTTTATCTTCTTCATCCCCAGGCAAGAATCCTATCTCTCTTGTTGGTACTGCACTCCTAACAATATAAACTGTTTCATATGGACTTTTATCATCTAATACATTTTGTAATGCAAGATACAATGAAATAAATGTTTTTCCAGTTCCAGCTGCACCATGTAAAAATAAGTTCTGTTCTTTTTTGTATTCTGTGAAAACGACTTCTTGATTGTCTGTGATAGGTTTAACTTTTACTAAATCTTCAAGTTTTAAATCTTTTTTCTTGTTCATCATATAACCCCATGTTTCTTTAATACTCTCTTAGTATTTATACTCTTTGTCGAACTCTTACCATGTCGTTCTGCAAGAGGAGAACTAGGGTGTGCTTCTGCAATTCTTGAAAGGTTTTCTTTCCAACCAGCGTCATTCTTAATTCTATCACCAGTTCCACCTACCATATGAAACATAGATGGTGTTTGGGATATATCTGGATTATCTTTGAGAAACTCTTCTTTACCACTAATTGTAAAAAACTCTTCCCACTCTTCTCCAGTTTTATTATTTTTAAAATTATAAGTCGGCATTATGTATGATACCTTTGTCTATATCCAACACCGTATGATGAATCATTAGAATCATTATTATCTGGTTGTTGCATTTCATTTAATTGTTTTTGTAGTCTAACTACCATCATTTGTAGTTCATGGACTTCTTTCTGCATATCTGCAACTGTTCTTTTCCATGTTTCTTCTCTACTTTGTTCTTCTGTCAAATTGTTAACTCCGTGAATTCTATTTTGTCTAAACTTCCATAACATCCAATCATAGTATCTTTCTGGCTCTGGGTCTTGAACCACTCTGGTATCGGTCTTTCTTTCCATGTTGCGAATCTCCTTTTTGCTACACTATAGAAGTTTCTGTATGCTTGAACAGAATCACCCTCAACTTTACATTCTGGAAATTCTAACATAGCTTGTGGAACTGGAGTATGACCCATTACAGACGAAGGCATATTCTTAGGTGGTTCTCTTAACAACCACCAATAATCCTTTGCACCATGTTCTTTCCCATACCTATATGTATATTCCTCACAAATGAGTTTATAGTAAGTGAACATTAATCCATAATTTTCACGACACATTCGTACCCATATGTTAGTTGGGTGATTCACATGACCAGCAAGATATAAATGTTTATTCATCTTTCTATCTGCAAGTTTCCACCGTTTAATCTTATGGCCCTTTGCAGTTTTATCATAAAACATTTCACCATCAAGAACTCTATGTGCAGTACATAACATCTGTTTGTACTCTGTAGGCATCTTGACAATATGTTTATCACAATGATACTCAATCGACTTGAAAGGGTTTTCATCTAAGTAGAAAAAATTCATTACTTCTCCCATCTGTAAAATATGTGGTCTGCAACCTCAATCGTTTTAGTTTTAGTTTTTCTCCAAGCAGGGAAAACATAATCTGCATGATAGTGTGTTGCACCTTCAGTTATATCTACAACTTCTAAATTACCATACACTAAATCTAAAGCAATGTCAAGTAATCTACCATAAGTAGTTGGTTCTTTTGGGTCATCACTTTTACCATCACAAAACCAACTGAACTGACATCTGTTTTTTATTGGATAAAACACACCGTTCTTTTTCCAAGATTCTCTTGTCGGCCCTTGTTCTATGACTCCACATATAGTATTGGGATATCTTTCATCTTTAACACGATTCATAACTACAAGTGAAACTGCAATTTGTCCAGCAAGTCCTTGATTCCTTGCTTCAAAATACATATTCTTTGCAAGACAAGTTGCTTCACTTTGTCTAAATGCATGAACCTCTGGCATTTCCACAGAGGTTGTTGCAACCATAAATGACATTATAATTTCTTTAATCATTTTACTGTCCACATAGACTCAAATGCATCAAGATATTCTGCATTTGAAGTTTGAAGTGTTACATATTCACCAAAATATTTGTCGAATATTTTAAGAAGATTTATATAATTACCACCTTGCATTTCATCAAGAATTTTATTGTAATCTAAACTTAGGTCTTTTGCATAAGTCCTAGCTGTTCCTAGAAGAAAAAATGCATTACCTTTTTCTCCATCTATATTGATAATAATCTTATCATTAGTAGGTGTTTTTTCTATCATATTGTCTCTCCATTTAAAGTTTCAAAACCTATTCTACCGACTACATACTTTTCAGTACCAATTAACATTTGGTCACCAACTGAAGTAGACCTAATACCAAGAGTACCATCTTTTGTATCACCGATAACTGTAACATTTGGATTTGCATCATTACCAATCTTTAATGACCAACTACCATGAATGTTGTTTGTCCATTTGTAAGCATACTCCAACTTATCTGTTAAAGTTTCTGCATCATCTGGCACTTTAACAAATGCAACCGTTGATGGTTCACCTTCAAATTTTGTATGTATTACTGCGACTAAATTACTCATATTAAACTCCCAAATTAAAAAACCATAATAATAATGCACCGATAAAAACATACGGTGCTAACATCCAACCTAGTCTCACAGCGCCTGTAATCACCATGAATACAGTACCTATGATGAAACCAAGAATAATAAGAGGATATAAAATATCCCATGCAAGTTGCCATTCCATTTAACTAACCTTTTGTAACATTGAAAATGGAACTGAATAATCAGCAGTTTCGCCAGTAATCGGTGAAACAACCATATTAACAATTGCTTTAGAATTATTAATCTTCATAACTGTTCCTGCTCTTTTTTTTGTCTTTTGAACGACATAAACCCTATCACCAACTTTGACAATAGACTTTACTTTATCTAACTTGATTTGACTAATTATCTTTTCAATCTTAGAGAAATCTTTAATATCAAGTTTTTTTAATTCACTAATAATTTTTTCCATTATATACTCCCCATTTGACTATTAGTTTTTTCCATATCTTGCAATTGAGACTCAATCATTATTGTGATGTCAGTTGCAAGATGTGGCCACTTCTTAACCAAGGTCGAAACAAATGTTTCCCTTTGACCCATATCCATTTGTGCAATTGACTCAACTGTTAAATCTTCTAATTTCATAATATACCTCTCTTTTTTGATTCTCTTAATACTACCATGTTATCATAACAAAGTCAAGGCGATACAAATCTTTTTTTGTATTCTTCAAGTAAAACCTCTTGCATATGATAAGCTTCTTTTTCCCAAGGCAAATTCATATAGTCAATACAAATGTGAACTTCACCTTTCCACATTTTTTCAATACCATTCATTTCCTTGAGTTCTCCTTTGAATTGTTGTTTTACATGAACTAACTCATGTAGTACACAAGTGATAAAGTCATCATCTTTAAGTCTTTTATCTATTTCAATGTGAGAACAATTTTTATCAATTTCCATACACCAGCCTTGGACATCACCTTTTATTTTAGTAAGGTCAATCTCAATATTAAAATACTTGAATTTACTAAAATACTTGTCACAGAACCACCAAGCAATATCATGAATTTGATTTCGTTGTTTTTTAGTTCCACCATTAATTAAAATAAAATGTCCTTGGTCATCCATTACTGAATAACTCCCTTTAATTCTTTAACCATTTCTAATTTTTTTGTAAGACCTTTTATAACTTTCTCACTATAAAAAGTAGTAGGTCTTTTTGATTCTACTTCAATAGTAAATGGAAGTGTTCTAAGTAACAATTCAATCTTTTCTTTAGGATTGTTTGATTTTAGAATTAACTTCTTCAAACTTGCAGTACTAATTGGATTTGACATTTTTTCTCTCTTCTCTTGATTACATATACAATATACCATTGTTTTTATAACAATGTCAAGTCAATTTTTAAGTGGTTGTTTTTGTTGGATTTTTTTAAGTGAATATAAAAAAAATGGGGGGTCATAACCCCCCAGTTTCCCACGATTCGCATCATGTTTATAATGTAGCATTTCTGTTCATTACATACACTCCACGAGTCATGAAAGCAATACTAAGAGATGCAAAAAGGAATAGTTGAGAGAAGGAGGAGTCTATTCCATCACATCCAGCTGCTAGCATTGCAAACATCATACCAATAACAAAACTAATCATAATATACCTCGAATCAATTCATTTCACTATTATGTTATACCATAATTATTTTACAGAGTCAAGTCTCACATAGTCTGAATTCCAATTAAATGCTGTTTTAACAACTTCATGGGAAAGACCTTTAATCTTTTGATGCAATCTTTTATCTTTTGCATAAACAAGTATTTCTGCTTCATCTTCGTGTAAACCCTCTAACATTTGGATATACATATTTTCTTTCTGAGCTCTGGGTGTAACATTATCTGCACCCTTAATAAAATGATACAAACGTCTTGATTCTTGAGAAAGCAACGTATGTTCAGTTCCTTCTGGAACATCATTAGGTTTATAAGGAACTGCACCCTCTGGTAATGCCCAAACAATTTTTGGGTCGAAAGATGATTTGATAATCATTCTTAGTGCTTCACTATCATTTTCTTTCAGAATACCAATCTTTTGTGCTTTCGTTTTCGCTTTATGCACCTTCGATAATACTTCCGAAATAAGTGGTGTATATGTTTTTACTGCCATTAGAAATCTCCTATGTTTTCCATTAAGGTCTTTAGTTTATTCTTTATAAAATAATTTAGTAAATGTTTGCGACTATTATTTTTATTGTTAAGAAAAGTATTAATACAAGTCTCTCGTATATTATCTGGAATATATGATAGGTCTATTAATGTTCTATTTCTCTGATAATTTCTTAACATATTTTCATCACAAAAATCTTCTGGTTCTAATTCTATCCAAGCTTCAAGTTTTCTTTTTGATATTGGTCTTTGTCTTAATTCATCAGAAAATGTATTGTCTGGTGATAAAAAGTTTGGAACACCATCACTTCTATCACCTTTTAATATATGCTCTTTAATGTAAGATTCTGGACATTTACCGTTTACAAACTGTTTTTGTATAGGACTATATTGAGATACAAAATTATATTTTTGTAACTGAATAAAATCTTTATCACTTGATAGTATCAAAACCTTTTCGTAATTCTTTGGTTCTTTTGCAACATGAAAAACTACAGATGCAATAATATCATCTGCTTCTGCATTTTCTACTTCTAAAACTTTGTATGGGAAATATTCTGTGAGCTCATCACGAATCATATGTAAAGTATCAAAGATTTTATTCCAATCTAATTTTGA